TTTTCCACGTTAGAGCGTTTTTAACTCCAACTTTGGACACCCAATTGTTATATTTTTCAAATGTAAATTTAAGACCGTTTATAAATGAGCCAAAACTTTCATTTAACAGTTTAGTTCCTCTTATGATTCCTTTTACACCCTTTACAATATTACCTTCTAAATCAACTCCAACAATAACAGAGGCAAATTTAGTAGCATAAATTGCACCAAAAGCGACCAAGCTTTTGCTTAAAACATTAAATGCATCATTCATGGAAAATATAGATTTTTCCGTGTTGTTTATAGCTTGTTGATATGCCTGCTGAGTTCTAGTCTGTGCTTTTATAGTTTCATTGAGCCGATTTATAGAGGCATCTAGTTTCTCTATACTAGATTGAAAGTTCTGCGCTTCGTTTTTAGCTTTGTCACCATTTACTTTTATATCATAAACAAGTTGCTCATTAGTTATCGCCATCATTTACCCCTAGCAGGCTTAGGTGCTTTAGATTCTTTTCCATCACCTAGAATTGCTCGCGCTCGACTATAAAACTTCTGGTCACTATAGCGTAACAGAAATACACCTAAAAGCTCAATGAACCATGCAGGCTGTTCCGATATTCCACCGGCAGACCATAGAGAACCAGTTTCAGCACAGATTACCAATGATAAGTAAATTTGCGATATGCTAGCATCCCAAGTCGCCTTGCCTGGGCAAAAGCCGAATTGCTCGCCTTCTTTCGTGATCATTATTGGAAATACCGAGCCATTATCTTTATGCGTGAAATCTTCGCGGGGATCGGCGCACCTTCGGAGAGCTTTGATATCAGGAGGGCACTTTGCGCAAGAAAAAGCCTTTGCTCGCTCAGGCGGCGCAAAAGCTAATTCCATTAGTGCTATTATTTTTTTTTCAAATCTTCAGTGAACTTACTTGTGGCGTTTTGGCGTATAGTGAATAAATCCATTACCGCGCCTATAGCTTGCAAACCTTCCACAATTTCTTTAGAGCAGGAGCCATCACTATCACGCTTGTATTGTATGCGATCAGGTAACGGCACATAGTCTGGATTCTCAATATCGACCAGAGCCTGTCTAACATCCTCCTGGATGAATGACATCTGAATTTGAATTTGTCCGTCCTTCATCGTTGTCTGTGCATTCTGAACCCTGGCATTTTGATCAAAAGACAGTACTTTACGCAAAACAAACCGAGTCGGTTGCTCTCCGTCCTTAAACCGTAAAAGGGATTCATCCCCCGACTTGAGATAAGCCGCCCAAGTTTCATCATCAGTGATCGGATCTCCAGACCATAAAAGCGAAGAGTCAGCCCTTACCACACATTTTAGGGTTTCAGTTCTGCTTGGTAACTTCAGAGCCATTTTGATGCCTTTCAAGATAAAATTTAATCGCTTTGCAAATCTCAGCGCTAACACTCGCAGAGCTAGCTTGCTTGATCTTATTAGCCAAATCATTGGGAACATTGATAGTTAACCGTATTGATTTTTCGAGACTTTTCGGCCTCCCTCTAGTCTTTTCCATACTTTACCTCGCTGGCTTAACCGTGCCAAAAAAATGTTGGATTGTCAAATTTAAGCGCATAACTTACTCTTGACTTTAATTATGCGCTTAACTATATTCCTTCTTGTCAGGAAGTAAAGAGAAATAACCGGAGAGAAGAAAATGACAGTAGCTCAAATCATCCTCGATCAAATCAAAACTATGGACAAAATGGCTCTATGGGCATGGGGAGCGAAGAACTATGTTGGCGGGAAAACAATGTTGCAGTTTGATTGTAATGGTCCAAAACATAAGGGGAAAATCCAAATCCATTTAACCCCCGCAGACGAATACCGCATCGAAACTTGGAAAATACGGGGAGTTAACGCAAAGAAACTAGACACAGTTGACGGCGTTCATGCTGAAGACTTGGTCATAGTCCTTGATGAATTGATTGGCTGATTATTTCCCTTGACTTTAATTATGCGCTTAATTATATTCCTTCTTGTCAGAGGGAATATAACTAAGGAGAGAGAAATGGATCAGCAACAAAGAATAAAAGCAGACTGGGATAAAGCATCACAAGGGAATTTGCAGGTCATAGTTCATGATGATTGCATTTTTGCATATGGCACAGAATTAGAATGTTTAAGGCTTTTCCATTACTACAAAGGCAACGAAAAAACTCAAACATGGTTTAGCAAGAATTTAAATACATGGATTTTTAAACTAGAAAGGAAAATCTAATGACCCCAAAAGAAATCTTTACCCAGTTCCAGGAAGAAAAACAAAGCCGCATTAAAAGCGGCTGGTCTGAGCGGGAAGCCGGTGCCCTAGCAATCGAGGACACGGCTTGGATGTTAGATCTAAGTATCGCTGATGTTTGCCGCGCTATCTCATTAAATGAATGAAATAGTCAACTCATCTCCAGCGCTACTATCCACGTATGCTGTGCCCTCATAAGTAACTGGGATCGATCCGGTCTCAGGCACACTGATCGAAGGTACTGAGAATTCCACATTGGGAAGGTCAATTTTCAAGTGACGCCCTGAAGCTGAGCCAAGAATCAACTCGATATCCTGAGATTCAAAACGCTGGATAGCATTATAAAGCTCAACCGTGTCATCATTTAAATTCACTTCTACAGAAACTGTGCAAGTCATTCGGTTTGCAGCCACGAAATAGGAGCCATGCAAAGCATCTTCGCCATAGCAATAGTTAACTGCTTCATGTGCGTTTTCGATGGTGACAGTACCATTTCGCAAGCAAAGCATGTTAAGGCCAGAAATATCGAACGATCCAACTAGGCCAGTAACTGGATTGTTTATTGCAGTTCTAGTAGCTGGTTCATAATAGCAAAGGTAAACAGGAGTGCCGGAACCGTCTGCGTCAGCAAGCGGAGCACCGCCAACGGTTATAATATCTCCAGCAATAGAAGTAATCGTTCGAGGAGAACCGCTTGGAGTGTCAGCACTGCGAGTAGTTCCATCAGCTTCGATAATCATCACAAGCCCACCAACTTGCATTCGCTTACCTTCTCCGGTTTGAAGCGTTATAGTATTCCCTGCATTGTTATCGATTGTGCTTTTACCGATACCGATTAAAAAAGCTTCCGCTCCCATCCCGCGAAATTCTTGTTGTGCCCTGCCATCCCCAGGGAATGTCAGCGTAGCACCATCAACAAAACAGCCGCGTGCCTGTTTGGCCCACTTATCCCCTACCTCAAAAATGCTAAAAGTCACACTCGGCTGATCTTCCGAAGTGTAAACCGCGCCTGATGTTGTAACTTCTTTTCCCATCAAGCTTTTATAGAGTAAACGTACTCCAGTATCTATTTCAGCTGAGCTTGCAGCCCCAAGGCTTGTATCGATATTAAAGAGCATAGGGATTGTCCAGCTAAGCTCTTTCTTGCCTTTGATTGATCCGGTATGATGGCGACCAGACTTATGAGGAGAACTTTCAAGCGGCTGGCTATATTCGATTGAAGTTCCGCCAATTGTATATATGAAATCGGCGGAAGTAGGCGCAATTAATTGCCCACGAGTCGTTTCGAGCTTGACGTAAATGTCTTGCTCTAGCGAGCTGCTGTCATTAGTTGAGTTGTATATTGATGCGAAATTCTTAGCCATACATAGACCCCTTATAGGTTAGCAGTCGCGTACTAAATGTTCGTTATATAATACGTCAAAATCCATTCTAAGCAAATAGAACGGCTCTAATAAGTGCAGATCGGTTTGATTGGAAGTATAGCGGCAATGTACTACACCTGGAACGCCAAGATTGGGATTTTCCCAGATTTTCCTAGCAACTTGATATTCCATATTCCACATATCAGCTTGGGAAATATAACCGTTGGAAGTTGATTTGTTCACAATCTCAATCGATACTGACCATGTTCTTTCGACATAATTGCGTTGGTGAACAAGCGTTTCGGTTAGATCTATGAATTGGGCAGCGGGTAATTCATCCTCTTTAAAGTCAGAAGCTAGAAGCCTTACGCGATCAAATCCGACATAGTTAAAGACTGGCATTGATTCTAGAATAGCTTTCAAAGCATTAGCAATCCTAGTCTTTGTCGATGCTGGCTGGAAATTGATTTGAGTGAATAAGGCTGTCATTTCATTGCTGCCCTTAGAGTTTGGATGATCCAATCACTACTACTTTTAATTGCTGGCCTTACAAATGGCCGCGCAGGTATATTTTGCTGTCTGATATGAGCACTTATATTTACCTTTCTAGGATTTTTCATAGGCTTGCCAAATGCAATGCTCATCATTCTACGATGAGCTGGTACGGTTTGTGGTCCTTGATATCCGAACTCATGAATAGCAGCATATGGAACACCGAATGATCCAACGCGAAGCCTTATTGTGTCGCCTCTATTTTCAACCATGTACTGGATTGAATTTAATAAGTTTCCAGTATCGATCAATTTTTGGCGACCAATATTTTGCCGCATTTTTGCTTGCAACACGGAACCGATGCGGATTAGAGCAATTCTGATTTTTTCATCAGAAATCATATCCGACCTACATCAATCGATACTGCTTCGAAACGCCTATAAGGCTGAAGCATTTGCTTAATCATCATCGGGATCTCGGCTAAGATCCCTACCGATTCACCCATCTTTGATGCTGTGGTACGTCCGCTATCACCCCGATTATTATGCAGATAGAACCATTCGGAAGCCCATAGATTCGCCATTACTAGATCATTTGGGATTGTGGAATAACCGGCTGTATAAATGATTCGAACATTGTCTAAACCGATAGGAAATAAACCGTTGAAATATTGAATATTCATTTCATCGCTAGTAATTGCATAATCCGTCGATGGGACTAGGCCAGAAGCCCAGTCCCGATCTGAGGATATGCGAAGCTCCGTAACTGCTGTGATCGGCCAGTTGCGAGGCGTTAGCATTGTAGTTGCGTTCCCGTTAGATCGCTCAGTATAAGATGCACTTTCGAACTTGCGTTCGCAATAGCTTTCGACCCACGCACTCCCAGCATTCAAAAACATAGTCAACTTAGCATCGTTCGTTGTGTCAGATGCTTTCCAGTTTAAATGTGTTTTAAGTTGCGCGAGTGTTGCTAATGTCATGCGAGCGCCTCTGTTTCAGTATTTTGGAGATCTTCAGACTTTACGGTTTTCTTTCTGACCTTTTCCTCTAGGACTTCAAACGCGTTTGGATAATCAGCCATCAGCTTGTAGCCTATATCTGGAGAGACTTCCAATATCGAACCTTTCTTTAAAGTCTCTGGAGCCATCCAGAACCGTGGACTTTTCAACATTGGTACAAAATCAACTTTTTCCAAAAGACATTTCAATTTCATAATCGCAATCCTCCGTTCATTCGTGAGATTGCCATACAACGCGCCACTTGTCCTTTGCTTTGTAATAGTCGTTAGGTATTATTGTATGCACACCCATACGCTCTCTGCGTTCAAAGACTGGCTTGCCGAGAGCGCTTTCATAGCAATCTGCTATCAATTCTGAGCAGTAAAATGCCTGATTACCAGGAGTAAAATAATAGTCATAAGGCGCGTTCAGATATCTATCAGCGATCTTTGCAGCTGCAGCCATCTCGGCCTGGGAAGCAAATGCTGGTTCTAATAATACCAATCTATCCTTTGATGTCATGAAACTAACTAAATCAGTGATTGTTACTCCTTTACCGATTGCCTCGACAACATAGGGATAACTAAATTCAGTAAAAGACAAAGCTCCAAACATCGCGCAATGCTTCCATTCCCCATCTATTAAATAATTGGACAATTCCCCATTTGTTTTAGAAAGGAACACCATACCAGGACGAATTAAAGGCAAAACCGAGTAAAAATGAAAGCCTTTAACTTCCTTTCGTGTATAAGGTAAATGCAAATGACCAACGGCTTTAGTCACCGGCAATAAAACGTCCAAAAGCTTCGTAGAAAAGCTCAAGTCTTAACCTCATTCATCAAATAGTTTATGCCAATAGTCTTATTCGACACCGAATAATAAGTTATTTTAAGCACCATTCCAGCATAAACATCAGAATCGAAAGGTGATTCGCGCTTATAATAGTCTTTTGCAATATTAAGTTCATAACCAAATTGATTTAAAAGAGCATTCGGAACCCCAGAATAAGTACCGCTCGCAGTATCATAAACCCTCAGCTCTGCATAATCTCCAACCTCACCGCCTATACATTCAAGTCCAATCATTTTCACATAAGGAAATGTAGCAGTATAGTTGCATTCAGTGGTCACGCCAGAGCTTACAGAGAAACGCTTTCCAGTATTGCGAGCGAAAAGATTCTTCACGGTTCCACCTACAGCTATTTTTTTTGCTGCAAAAGGGGATAGCGTAACTGTTGGAACTACTTTATTTGAAATAGGTTTATAATTTGTTTCCCAGTCAGTAAGATCGGTTGTATCTGAAGGTGATTTAATCAATTCGCATGAAACTTCTAAGTGGCCATAAAAAGCGAAAATATAGTATTTTTCGCTTCCCTCTATATATTGAGGGTTAGCTGAGTATGTGATAAAGAATGATTTAAAAGCTGCCCAATCAAGTTTTACCATTTAAGTTTCCTTTGACATTATCATCAAACCAGCTTGGAATTTTTTAGACCCAGAAACTCTCGCTAATAAAATTTCAACGGAAGTTTTGTATTGAATCGCTCTATTCATTGGACTGGAAAATACAAGCCTATCATGTGAACCTTTTGATAAACCCAAGAATGCTTGGTTAACATCCGTAACGTCATCCAAATCATAGATTTGGTCTGATATAATATCACTAAACAATAAACCATTTGGATCGAAAATCTCTTCCCCATCTATGATAAATCTAATTTTCCAATCATTTAATGTCTCAGTATTAACAATCCAACCAGCTATATAACCAGACCCTGAATAAGAAAATAAAGTTGTCCAACTTGTTGTTATAGATGTTGCTCTCGCAACTCCACCTGTCGAAGCATTCATATCTATATAACGAAGTTTTTTATTCCAGTTTGTAGCTATAACTGTCAATTCAGCATCAGCGCCTAATGGATCTCCAAAACTTCCTGCTCCTATAGCCATTAGGTAGCCTCTCTATTCAAAATGACTTCATATTTTCTATTAGATGCATCAGCTTTAATTTGAATCTGTGTCACGGTTCCCTTTGGAGACCATGTAATGCAAGAGTTCCATGACAATGTATTGAAAGTAGTACCGCCATCAAATGAAAATGAAATGACAGTACTTCTATCATTCGAGGCAGGGTTAGCTATATACACCTCGCTAATTCTCCCACCTGCAACAGAAGGCAATGAAATGGCTGAAGTACCTACAGTACTTGCATATTGGGACGTTGAGCCGATATTGTCCCGCGATTCAAATTCTGGAGCTAAATCAACCATTTCATTTTCCTAATTAGATAGCTTGACAAGTAATAGTAGCGCGAAGAGAACTAAGAGCTTCAAAGTTCTTAGCCTTAACCTTCAGTTTCTGTGTTCCTGTTCCACCTGTAGTTATCTTCAAGCAATGCAATTCACCATTGATAGTGTATTGTCCTGGACCAACAATGAACTCAGCAAGTACAGTATCAGTCGCATCATCTTGTTGAATGATTTGGAAAAGAGAATCGCGGCGGCTAGAAACGATAAAACCGATTCCACCGTAGCTTGTGCTTGTCGATAAAGTAATCTCGGCATTAGTAACCGCTGCCAATGAAGCAGAACCAGCGGCCAATTCACCCGCTGGTGACTTGTAGCAAAGACCTTCGGTGAAACTAACTGGAATTTGCCCTCCAGCGGTAAGCTGAGGAAGTACAAGGTCGCCTGTGCTATCTTTGAATGCGAAAGCGACAAGACCTTCTTTACCAGCGGCTGCGTCTCCTTCCTGGTCTTGATGATCAACAAGAACAGGCACATTACCTGCAGCGTCAAGCGAAGGAAGCACCAAGTCGCCTGTGCTGTCTTTATACGTGAAGGCAACCAATCCTTCTTTACCAGCAGCAGCATCACCTTCCTGGTCTTGGTGATCAACAATTACAGCGATATTACCAGCAGCGTCCAAAGCTGGTAAAATCACGTTACCGCTAGAATCCTTGAATGCAAAACCAATCGAACCATTCTGCGCGGCAGCGGCATCACCTTCTTGACGAGCAATCAGACTCTTGCCTTCCTGCGTGCTCGAATCCTGTAATGTGGGAAAACTCTCTCGTAAATCAGCCATGCGTTACCCCTTCATCTAGCTTAAGGTGCCCTGCAAATAGCACTCAATATCAGCAACAGGGGAACCACTCCGCGCTGTCGCTTTTACTTCGACTATTTTACCAGAAGAATAGCTTCTTGCGACTCGGAAGGGAAAATTAACATTAGGCACAGCGGCTCCACTACGACCAGAACCGATTTGAGAACCATCCCCTAATATGCGTATTTTTGATTCAAATCTGCATATGACCATAGCGTTCAATAGATTGAAGGTTTTTCCAGCGGGAACCGTATATGATATAAGCGTTTGTTCAATGCCTGGAGTCGTTACGCCTTGATAGTCGCTAAATTGCGGATCTCCAGGCTCTCCAATCTGAACATTGCCAACAACTCGAACGTCCTGAATCCCATCTTCACCGCGAGCAAATTTCCAAATCCCGTTGGTCTCATCATAGACCATGATCGGGATTCCCTTATCATTCAACAGATTGACTGTCTCGCCTTCGAGTTGCAAAGCATTATCAATATCTGAAGCCTGACTAAGTACTACGGTTACATAAACGCCAAAGCGAACATTCCCACCGCTTACAGTGACTTTGCAGTATGGCTTATCATGCAGATTTGTGATTAGACGCTTATTAAAGCTTGTGGCGGTATTGATTGCGGGATGAGCATTTAAGGTTATAACTTCGCCGACAAGCTCGCCTTGCGTGAATTCGAAATACTCGACAGTGACGCTTGCGCCACCATCGAGGGATTCAACAAAAACCGTGGAAAGTAAGGAATTACCAGCAGTAGCCATCTGCTGGTAGTAGACACCTGGAGCTCGCGTAGATAGCTGAAAAACCGCTTTAGATTCGTATTGACCGATCCTTAGAATTTCTTCAGCCATCGCATTCGCTCATCAATTATGGGTTATCAAGTCCCCACATTGTAGCCGTAGCTAACCGAAATTTCACTTGCGCTTTGAGTAAAGCCTTTGAAATCTAGGCGCTGATAGCTTGCGAGCAACCAACGATCTTGAGAAGGTAAATCTTCTTGAATTTTGACACGAATAGGACGACGCATACCGACATACCAGCGACTGATATTCACCAGAAGTAGTGCGGTTTTGTTGGTGGTTACTCCGTCATACACACCAGTAGCATTTAAATCGCTGCGCATAAATTCACTAGTCACAATTGGAATCCCTGCATAGCGAGCGAGTTCACCAGTTACCACAGTTGCTGAACTTCCGTACTTCTCCATTGTGCTGACGTTAGTTAGCCCAATCATTTGCTGCAAGCCAATTGGATCAACGATCCAAAGGAGCTGAGATGGAGATGCACCGGCTTTTTTCATTCGTTGACGCATAGTGCGCAAGAGAGCTTCAGTGATAACGGAACCAGCAAAGTCAGTCGTCCCGCCATTGGCCGAATTGGCTAAGGCTTGGCGACGTAGCCCCTTCCAAATCTTCTCTGCCAAATCAGCGGCGCCGGCTTGTGTATCCGAGTCAATATGTGTTCCGTCATCATCACCATTTAGGATGGCAGATTCTACTGCGCGCTTTTGAGCCTCGACGACTTCGCGTGTGCCAAGCTGATATATTGCAGGTGCGCTATCTTCGGTAAGCTCTTCTGGCAGGATATAGTACTCCGCCAATTTGGTAGCGCTAAATGACACCTTAGAAGTAGTAAAGTTTGTGTCAGTAACCGCAACATTTTCAGCAACTTTACGAGCTTTAGTGAATCCACCAGCAACAGGTAAGTCATAAGGATTCGATGCCATTTGGATCTCTTGGAACTTGTCTTGAACAACCCGCTCAAGCTGTAGTTCCTCGGCATATTGGCTGGATATCAATATTGGCACCCATTCATCCCCGCCGCCTACGACAGTACTGCCGAAGGCTTTTAGGCGTGGCGCTAATTCTTCACGGCCAAAATAGTGATCGGTCATACCCTTAACACGTGCAACGCGATCTTGCTTTTCAGACACGCCAATGTGATCTTTTCCTTCGCCGTAAAACTGCTGGCTGATAAACCGTGCAGAGTTGACTGCATGCTTAAGATCGACGACGACTTGCTTAAGCTCTTGCGGAACATGCTTAAATCTTGGATGAGAGGTGTTCACCTGAATTAATTGCGCTGGATGTGAACAACCGAAAAATTTAAGCGCTCTTTCTTCGTCGCTGGTACGGCCAGAAACAGGGAAAGAACTCCCTTTTAGAATTGCCGAAAGACTTTCAGAATCAGCAGTCTTTTGACGAGTTTCTAATTCGGTTACTTTGTCCTCTAAAGCCTTCATTGTTGCCTCAATTCCTGACATCTAATTACCTCCTATTTAATTAAACGCCCAAAACCTTGAGGCGTTCGTGCATCCTTTTAGCAAAGTCTTCCACCTTCTTTTCTAAACCGCTTTCAAGGAAAGTCGCATTCACTCCTGGAGGCGGTAGGTTTTGCTCAGGCGGAGCTAACCGTTCATTCATTGCTTGTAGCAATTGAACAATACTAGCCAATAATACATTGCTTTGTTTCATTTGGTCTAGTGAAGGATTGACTTCAGTATCGGCATGTGTAGCAGGTTCGAGAGGAACCGTCATCGGATTTTGATCATCCAGCAAGCCCTTTTCCTCTGGTTTGTCGTCCATACAAGATTTCTTGCTTCCGCCTTCTTTCATATAGTACCAGACAACAAAAGCATAAGAGACTTCGCCTAGAGCTGACTGGCTAACTTCTTTTGCTTTCTCCCACAAAGCCTCATCAGTTACCCAGCTTGGTGGGTTTCCTTCTTCACCCGCAACTGCTTGCTGTGCTTCAGTCTGAAACTGACTGGCTAAATCTTCCTCAGCTTTTATTTTACCAACAATAGCAGACAGACCGCCGTCCATTTCTACTTGCTCAGTCTCTTCGAAAGATTCAGCCGGTTTTTGTCCTAATACAAAATGGGTATCGGTTTCGGACAGATTTTCCATAGAATAACCATTATCAGAGGCCCAAGCACCAAGAGCTTCGTGATTATCGAACATATCCTTTGGTACTAGAATGGCTTGAATTTCTTTTTCCATCCAATCCTTGACCTCCTTCGGTGTCTCTTCGGTTTTTAGTTTCAGAAAGTCTAACGACTTTTCGACCGAAAGACCAGAAGCTTGGGAGAGTTCTTTAGCTAAGTCAGAAAAGCTATTCCCATGCAGCCGATGAAAGACTTTTGAAATTGATCTACCTTCGGTAATTGCTTCCATGATTTTATTTAGTGGCTGGGACATTGTTTTTACTGAGGCAGATATAGTCGAGTCCTGATTCATGGGCACGCTAACGATTGAACATTCGTGCAATTCGCAAGCCTTAATATGATTGACTTCCCCTTTGCGCTCCTCATCCATGACGCGCATACCAACAGACATGCTATTTAAAATGCCTTCTTCTACAAGATCTCTAATGCGGCTAATTTCTGGATCTTTGCTGTTAGAAATTCGACCTTTTACATACAAGCCGTCATCTTTAGCTTCAATATTGATCATCTTACCGATTGGTTTCGAATGATCATGATTAAATAAAACGATTGGATTTTTCTTGTAATTATCGAGTTGCCAAGCTTTTTTACCGATCAAATCCCCACCACGATCTACAACCGCTTTATTTGCGTAACCTTCGAAGTAAACCGATCCATCAGATAATGCTTTGACTTTCGAGAACATGTTAACCCCTTATCGTTTTAAACCTAATTGTGGTAAATCGTCTGCACTAACAGTCAACAAAGAACACCGGCAATTAATAATCTCATTTGCTGGCCCCTTCAAATCACGTGGATAGCGCAAACCGTTTTCGAATTCTTCGTCAATATCAACGATTTCGCCCATCAAACGCCAATGATCAGCCTCAGAATCTGGATACTCTCCATTAGGATTCCCACGAACACGGCTATCATTTGCATTTATCCATACCTTTACAAGATTTGGGATGACTTCCTTTGCGTCTTGAGCCGCTGCAGCTTCGCCTAAACTTCTTGCTATTAAAGTCTCAGTTCTTGAAATAGTCATTGCTCGACCAGCAGATATATTAGCCTTGTCCATGATCTTTGCGGCGACTTCCTGCAAAGTGCTTGACTCTTTCATTCCATTTTCAATGATCCGCATGATTTGTTCGGTTGTCGTTTTAGTCATTTGATCAAACGAATCAAGAGCGCGCATCTCAAGCATTTCACGCCTTTTATTTTCATTTCGTGCGCGAATTGCCTGGATTCCTGGCTTGTATGGCTCATTAAAAGGAATCTCTAAAAGCGTGTCATATCCCAATTCGACTTGGCCTGAAAGTGTATCAGTATATCCGTTTGTCCATTCCTCTTCTAACTTATCCATCGCTTGCTTGATGTCTTTTTTAAGTTTGGCCTTACTTGGAGTTTCAAGAGCCTTTTCCTGTAAATGCTTCTTAGCTACTTTTACAGCAGCAACTATTTGTTCCTCAAGGATCTTGAGCCAAAGCTTTTCGAGTTTATCTTGCGACTTCTTTGCCTCTTGTTCTTGTCTGTCTTGAGATTCATTGAACCAGCCGTTACCTTCGGCTTTGATATAATTTGAAAACGCTTCTATGTTTGCCTCTTTATATCCTATTTCCTTAGTCGATAATTCTTGCTGAGGAACTTCAATTTGCGGAGCTTGAAATTGAGGGAAAGCCGGTTGACGCAAATCTCTAAGCGTATCGCCGCCTGGAATTGGTGGAAGCTTCCAAATCTTTGCCCTGACTTCGTTATATGTCATGGTCGATAGCATCGAAGCCGCGACGTTAGACTTCTCCATAAGGTCTTCTTGAAGAATGGGAACATTGCTATAATCAAGTTTAATAACATAACCTTGACCTAAAAACTGAGATAACCGCAAGGTCATTGCAGTCTCAAACATAGAGCCAATAGACATCAATGGGCCTTGCCAGAAGTTCTTTAGAGCCGTTTTGTACTCTTCGCTTCCAAGGCTTCCAACTTCCGCAATACTGAGTTCATGCTTTGGAACACCATAGATATTAATAAGCGTTTCACGGTTATTATGCAGATAATCAATCAACTGCTGATCAGCAAGAGTATCAGCCAGTTTGTGTGGTTTTGTTCCTTTCGGAAGCAGTAGCCCTTTTCTTTGGTTACGGCGACCAGTAGAGTTTTGCTCTATTAGTGCAAGGATTTTCTTTGCCTGTTCGACGTTCATTTCTTCGGTAGCTTCCAGTACTAGCCCAGGCTGCGCTCCCTTCCTATAAAAATTCAAAAGGTACTCAGTAGAAAATTTATTAAACATGGTCGATGAGGAACCAGGTATCAAAGGCGACAAACCCCAATAAACCGATGATGGGTTGGGTCTTTTAACGTGTATGACATCACGCGGTAGGAGTTTAGTTCTTGATCCAGCGGGAAACGCCATAGGATCGATGCCAGTTATGTAATAGCCATTCAAATCTCCGCGAGTATTCACGTCAAGCTGGAGCAGTTCTACCGGCACTTGAACCAGCCATTTGTTTTGCCTACTAATATAAATGAGCGAATTTCCAGTTACAGAAAGATCTGTGATGGATGCGTATTTGAACTCATACGCGCTTTGCAAAGGATTAGGATAATCAATCATTAATTGAACCGGATGATTTTCCTGTGGCTCAAAGCTTTCTGAGCCATCCTTTACCACTCTACGCATTACACGCCAAGGGATTTGCGCAAGCTTCGATGCGATGCGATCATTTAGAATGTAAACCCAATCTTCGCTCTGATAGATAGATTTAAGCAAGCGAGGATCAACTATCCCGCCTAAATCGGAATATCCGAGAAAGTCGGAGCTCCCCCCAAATGACTTTACTTCCAAGTCATCAATATCAACCATATCCATGCTTAAAACTCCACAATGCTGTAATCGCGTTCTACATGTTGTAACATCGCCGCGTTTGCTAGAGCCAATGACATTACCATATCATCATGTGCCCCATCCGGTGCACTATATGTTGGCAAGCCAGTCGCTGTTGTGTTGACTTCCAAGTCATTTAACTCAGTAGATAACAGACCGATGTTAGGTATGCCTAGCATTTCGGTTTCAAAGCCTAACATCAACTTAACCATTAACTCATTTTTGCTAGCATTTGAAAAGGTAATGCCGTGAAATGGCAGGTCAGTCGAATGAAGGATGTCATCAAGCGCCATACCTACGCCGGTTTTATCGTGCCATACACTTTCAATTGTTTTGAAATTTTCTGTGAAAGCTTTGAGCCTCTGAACCTGCACGGGATACGGAACGCCTCGCATGCGCTGAACGCCTACGACTTCACGGGTTTTAATGTCAACAGCTGTAAAAACCGTAAAGTCAGTAGTTCGTGCCCAATCAGCACCGATAACCGTAGATGATTCCTTGTGTCCTGGCTTGAGCCATACAAATTGATCTGCATAATCAAGGTAATCGGTTTTAAAGCATCGGTCATAATTGACAAAAACCCCACCCTCGGAAACGAATTCTGCTTCGTAATATTGCTGGAATAACCGATGAGGCAGAGTTTTACGAGCATCGTCTATGACCTCTTGCGATACAAAAGGATTAGCTCTGCTTGGCGCGTGGATAAAAATCTTGGTCGGCCTGCGACCTTCGTACTTAGCTCTGACCATCTCTTCCTTGGCTTCCATACACTTCCGATAAAACCAAGATGCTTTACCGCGTGGTGTCGAGATCCCGATGATTGGCCCACGCGTAACCGATGTTGTGGTCTTTACGGAAGCATAGACGGCTTCCTTCATTTTGGCACATTCATCGAGTATGTTACCGGCTGTCGCCTCACCTTCCAAAGCCTCAGCATCCTGGCCTGTGCAAAATTGGATGAGCGAATCATTATGAGGCATAGATAGCGTCAAAGCTGTCTCGTTAGGCTTCACGTGTGGCGGAGGTGGAAGCATTCGCCTAATATATTTGAAGGATATCTTTGATTGGTTATAAATTGGCGCAACCACTCTATATAGCGCCTGCTGGGACACCGGAAGAGCTAAAGTCATAGCGCCACATGCTGACAAGGTTTTCCCGAACTTAGTACCACAAGCAACCCACATCTCTAGAAGTCCTGGGATGAACAAAGAATTAAAAATCAGGTCTTGTTTTGTGGAATGTGGCTGTAAAGCTAGTCTGAGTTTTAATTGTCTCGGCATACTTCGTCCATAACCTCGGAAACCATGGCGTCTATAGTTTGTATCGCGCCATTTCCGATTTCATTTTTTGTATCCTGCCTCACCACTCCGTTTGATAGCTGTGTCTCGAAAACAACCGTTGTTTTCCCGTCTTGACCTTCCTTTGTAACCATTGTCGTCGTTTTGTTAAAGTAATCTTGATAGCGACGAGACATGATAAACATGATGAGACCAGGATGAGCTTTCTTAAGGTGCTCATGGTCTCCGTGGTCTCCTGTCGCAACTTTTCTTGCAACTTCTTCCCACCATGCTTGCGCAAGTGCTTTCCCAGTGTCTATTGAGTCACGAAATTCTTTGTGCTCTTCAGTCCAATGCATCATTCTATTCCTGCCAATACCAATAGCAGCGCATACTTCAGAAAGCGACTTACCCTCTTTCATAAGCTCTATAACGGTTTCGCAGTATTTCGGATCGTATTTGCTAGGTCTTCCGCGTGGTAGCGGCTTTTTTTGTTCTGACATGATTTTGTCCATACAACTTTAAGAAGTGTATGGACAACATAAAGACATAGGAGGAATGAGACAAGGTATTTTAACGCAGCGCATAAGCAAATAAACCGTCACTGGTTTTTTTGCGCTGGAGGATTTTCTTTTCGACAAGGTTTAAGCAGGTGCTAGCGAAGTTGCGCTGCTCGTCCTGAGATGCGCCAACTCGGTCTAAGATTTGCTGAATAGTTTTAAACTCTCCTGTATCGAGAGCTTTGAGAATCATTTCTTTTCTGCTTTTTTTGGGCATGGGAGAATCTTCAGAAAGAAACCGTATATATTTAGGGATCTCTTCAAGCGAGCGAAGATTTATGCGATTCCCCTCAAACTCCAGAATTAGCTTGTCCCTGTCGTGTGTAATTTTATAGATCATAATTTACCTGTGAATGATATAAAAAGTGTTCTCTTTCATGTATCTGATATCTACGATGTCATCTCCCATGCTCTTTAAATGATTAATGGCGTCATTAACTTCATTTTCTAAATCTTCTTCTGCGTTTACGATAGTAATGTACATTATTTGCCGCCTGCTTTAACTTCGATCTCTACTTCAACCTCAACTTTCGTCCCATTGTGCTCAACGGCAACACGTACTTTGCCGCGACCCCCACGAGAGAATGCTGATAGTCCAGCTTTCATCGAGCCTTCAATCATTTCCTTCCAGTTGTTACCTTTCCCATCGTAGTCTGGAAGCACTGCCATTTGATCCTTATCAAGATCTCTAAGCGTTCTATCTATCTCTATACACTCCTCTTGATAACAAGCTTTGGTGACTGTACCCGCATAGTCAGGCTCATTCATAACTGCTGCGCGAACCGTTTCAAGCACAAAAACTGCTGATAACATGCTTTTCTCCGTTAAAATATGCTTTCACTTTTCTGTATCGACCCATATTTGTCGATGAAATCCTTCTTCTCATATATCGCCGTTACAATCTCTTTCGCCTCTATCTCTGCGATGCTCTCAATCGCATCTTTTAACACTGCTATCGCATCATCTAGATCTATACCTCCAACTCGCAAGGATCTAGTCACAACCGATGCAAGAAGTACGAAAGAATTGCGAATAGCGAACAATGCTCCCGCCTTTCCAATATCCTCTCCAGCTTGACTTATTATATTCTTGATGCTCGCCGCCATGAGTTGAAATGCTAGCGTGTATTCCTCTTCGCTCATCTGGATGATAACTTGTTTCATTTTAATCCCATAAGTTAACCGTGAATTTGGCAATCGCGCCTTTATAACTGTTACTGCGACATCTGAAAACCTCTCTCCTTTCTAGAAAAATTCGATAAAGATTATCATGCAGGTCTTTTTCGATTCCAAAAACCTGTTGATTAACCGAAAAGTATGTCATAACTGAATCCTATTTTGCATCGCCATAAACAAAACCTTGCGTCATCAAACCAACCATTGCTTCACAATACTCGACAGAACCGCTAATTCACCCTACGCATTGCAACATCTTATTTGACGTTACCTCAGCTTAACGAAACTTAACCCAATCATACCTGCCACCATACTTGAGCATGCTTTACCTTTACCGCACGAAATATTGACTCAATGTGAGATAACATGACTCAACCTAAAACCTCACGAAACATCGCGTAACCTACAGTGCACCCTGCCACATTTTACCCAAACATCATGTTTCGATACTCGACACTGTCGTTACTTAACATAATCTCGCATTACCTATTACCACATGATGCCACGCTTTGCCTTGCCTATACCTTAATTTACCTCGGCAGAGATCACTTTACCCTTACCATAAAAAACTTGACACAACCCAAACTCTATTGAACTCGACGTTACCCGAACAGCATTAGACAAGACTTGACAGTATTGAACCGAAACCCTGCGATAGATTGCCGAACTTAGCCTATTACCCTGCGATATTTTACGTCGCCAAACCCGAACAACACCAGACGGGATTCGGCCCTACTAAACCAATCAATTCCACCCGTCGGGCAATTTCTCTTTATAATCAACTTTCTCAAGTTTATATGCAAAAGTTCCTTTCTTGCCGCTTCCGCGCCATTGTCCTAAACCGTTGTTTTTTCCCATGTCAAAGAGAGTTTTAAGAATTTCGATATTATTCAGCGTTGAACCAGTTCTGATTCGCAAATGACACTCATACTCTGTACCTTTAGGAAGCATTTCAGAACGACTTATTGCTGTCTCTACCTTTCCCATGCGCTCGAACTTAATCGGACGCTCTAGCAAGAACGGCTCGCCTTTCTCGTTTCGCACGATATCATTGGAAGGTTTAATAAAGTCTTCGACAACTTTAATATCAAGAGCACCCATCTCACCTACGGAGACTTTGCTTTTAGCTATGCTCTTATCACCGTTATTCGTCATAATTTTAAGATTTTCCTTGAGATTCCCCAAGATCATATGCGTAGATATGATCGGCCAGCCTTCCTCATTGCGCATGAAAACCGTAGGAGTGGAACCGCCATCCTCGACCTTTTCTTCGAACTCTTCCTTAATGTCTGCCGCGAGCTCTATTAATTCAGAAACCGTATTAGGTAGTTGATGTTTAACTCCGCTTCGCTCCATATAGCTTCTGAGAATACCTTTTAGTTCTTCCACCTGTTTTTCTTCGGGAAATTCAACTCCCTTATATTTTGAGAGCTTCTTAGCCAGACGATTGGCCTCAGCTATCTCCTTTTTCGCTCGTTCTTGCACATGCTTTTCGTAAATACTTGCTTCCGTGCAGGTTCCTAGTTGTTCTGTCAGAAGCTTTAATCTCAGGTTGTAATAAGTAAAGGTCATCCTTCTTAAATCTCCATAGCTTACCGATCCGATAAGCGGTTATTGTTTTTGCTTTTAGCATTCTGTAGATGGTTGTTTCGCTAATCTTTAAAAATGAAGCAGCTTCACTGACTTTTAGCCATTCATCGCTCATAGACCGCATCACCGTTTATCAGCGGCGTCCATTTGCCGTCGGAGTAAATGCCGCATCTTAATTCGCAATTATTGTTGGGCCATCTTTGATATTCCAGGATTCCATAGGCT